CGCCGGTGACATTAATCTTGCTTGACTATTAGGGTTAGCAATAGGGTTAAAAGGTGTTCCAGCAGGTATACTGGAAGTTAATAGAGTACCCCCTTCAAAATTACCTTGTCCGATAAATGCGTTAGTTATGTAATTATACTGAAAGGTAAAATTATTAACAGTGTTATTACTAATAGCCCCTCCGTTATTTGAATAATGACCTAAATTATAACTGTCACCATTAAATGATTTATGAGTTGTTTGGCTTTTATCAGTTGAGTTATAGTAGTAAACTGAATTATTTGTGAATGAAGTAAACTGAGTTGGGTCCACAGTAAATCCATATGGTTCAAAGTATAGGTTAGCTCCATTATATGGTGAGGTTGTGGTATTATCTGTAACTTTATGTGTTTGTGGTGTCACATATGAACTATACCAAGGATACATACCTTGTCCAAATGATTGTGGACCCGAATTTGGTTGTATAGGTATATTCAAATGATATATACCCTCTACCGTAGGTCCATTTGATAATGCGTAACCAAATAATTTTGAGAGGTCATATTTTATTTTTTGTTTCTCAGTGTAAGGGTCAACCCCTCTACTAAGAATTAAAATTTCCATTTCTAAAAATCCATCTAAGAATTTCCACGGAGTGATATAATCATTATGATTAAATAATGGTGGTAATCCATAATTATATGTTTGTGTTTTTCTAAACAAATACTGATTTAATAAACCAGTTGTTCCACTTGTTATACCTGAAAATTGCTGAGTGGTGGCACCTGTAATAAGTTGGAAGTACTCGACCCCAGCTTTAAATTTATATTCTTTTCCGTTTTCAGTGATTTTTAATTTTAAAGTCCCACTTTGTACGTTACCGTTTGTATCAACCCAACTAAATTGTTTGTTATATAAACTGTTTGGACTATAAGGCGTTGAACCTGTTATATTATTTGTATTATACTGATTAATTGTCGTTAACCCTGTAGTGTTTGGGTCATTGATTGCACTTAAATCTGTAAAGGTTAATAATTGTCCTGGAGGCATATTTGATATGGTTCCTGAATCACATAACATAACAAGAACACTATCATCAAAGGTTGTTGATGGGTCAACCGTATTAGTAAGCGGATTAGTATTATTTACAGTAACTTTGATATGATTTAACCCGTCAAAATATCTTTGTCTTACGTTTGCTAAATTCATTGATTGAGCTAAATGAACGTCATATCCTATTGAAGGTATTCCCCCTTGTACTAAAAATTGCGTCACAGGAACTTTTAATAGTTTATCTAAGTTGTTTCCTGAATTCAGTACTTGATATCCTGCATATGCTTGTCTAATCGCATTATTATAACTTTCAGGACTACTAGATGTTGATGCATATGAACTATTATATGTTTCAAATGAAGATATAGAATTTAAATCCGCCAATGGACTAAAATTACTTGCTGATATAGTAATAGTTGCACTTTGTTGGAATGATGATTCATCAGGGGGTAATGCAACATCTTCACAAGGACATGCTTCACAATCAGGATAAGACATCATAGGTAAAGAAATTCTTTTAAATGGATTTTCTTTATCTAATGGGGTTATGTTTTCTTGTTTACAATCTTCTTTTTTCTTTTTAGCTGATATCGCGGCGATAATTAAACAAATTCCATATATAACTACGTTTATTATCCATATTATAAGATTTATTATTATTCGAATTACAGGGTATAATAATGCTAAAACATGTAATATTATAATTAAAGACACAAAAACAGGTGTTAAAATTGTAACAAGTAAGTTTAATATGAATACCAAGAAATCAAAATTTCTAACACCATCGTTAACCGGAAACTTATTAACCGTATTAACACAAGTCCTATCTGTAATATCTTTAATACCTAAATGTCGTAATCTATTTGAACCCCATTTCCATCTATCAACTAATCCAGATATGGTATAAACTTTATTATAATTAAATTGGTAGAACCTATCTTCACAATCAATAGCCTCTTGTATCATTTGTTGGCCTATTGTTGTTGTTGGGTCCCCGTATTCAGTCCAATCTAAACTAAAGGCGTATGAATATAACTGAGCGTCCGTATCGGTTGGCTCGTCATTATTATTAGATGACCAACCCCATTCTTTAACATTAGGAACTAAATAATCACCACGCATAATACTATTTTCCATACCAGCCTCGTTCTGATATTGAATTCTAAATCTGTATTTACCTTTTGTTGGGATTCCTACTGATGGGTCATTTGACAATACTTGTTCCCCGAATTCATTAGTTGTGACATAATCTAAGTTCATAGGAACTTCAATTAACCACGTTCCGTTGTCATCAATTACTTTACCACCTTCAGGTAATGTGTATTGTTCTAAAACAGGTCTTCCATCATTATCGTAATTAATTGTTTGTCTAACCGCTAAAATTCTACCAGGAGCGGTAACTAAACTACATAGATTACCTGTTTCTTTTCCGGGTTTACAATTTGTTTTCAAATAGTCTTCATCGGCCGATGAAAAAATTGACCCCATAAAAACAGCGTGAGGTTTAATATCAATTCCAAAATCTCTTAAATCAAAATCCGCCCTTGTAATCCCAACATTACATAATTCGGTTTCACCCCAAAATGAAGTAACATCGACATCTTGTTTTATATTAACAATTTGTGGTAAGGAATTTAAATCTGTTGATGATTTGAATTGGTCTCCATCAAATTGCTCAGCTGTAGCTAATCCTGCCCTTATTAAATCTGCAGGTCTTAGAGAAAAACAACCAATGTTTGATAAATCTAAATCTAAAATTAATGTTTGAATTCCAAGTGGTGCTCCGATTATCATAAAGTCGCCACTTTCATTAGTTTTAACGGTAAACTTATAATACTTTTCGTATACCTCTAAAACTTCAGTTCTTGTTAAAACATCATTTTTATCAGGAAAAGTTCCAGTTGCTGTATGCCCATCATATTCTTTTACATAAGGTAATAGGTTATATCTATAACCATCTTCATTTTTTTGTTCTACGTTTTTATAAGGATAAAGTGTGGATATTACCGGGTCATTTTCATCTATAGCATCAAGAGGAATAAATATGGATACATTTGCGTTTGGGACCCCATATCCACCATTAACTATAACCCTACCAGCAACTACACCATAATCAGCACAAAATCTCGTATAAACGTCTTCTTGTCTTAATTTTAAAGATAGTATTTCTAAAAAATCAAAATCCTGAGTGACGTTAATTCTTATACTTCTTTCTTTTTTTCCCGGTGTTGATTTTATCCTATAACTTTTGGTCATTTGCACTTTTAAAATAAATAGTTATTTTACCCATTTTAAAAATAGGTAAGTAGTTTAGGAAATAAATAATCTTAGGAGAAATCTACGGTTGAAAGATTTTTAACATATACTCGTATGTCTTTATTATCAAAACGTATTTGATAAATTTGAGACGGTTCAGCGTAAATATTATCATCAATTAATCTAATCTCACGAGTCGCTTTATTAACATATGCTTGTGATGTTTCTGATGTTGAATATTGTCCACCCACTAAGTTAAAAACTTGTAAATTTGATAAACTTATCACTCCGGCAGTATTTTGAATTAATCTTCTTACATCCGATACGTTTACGTTTTGACCCATATCACGATTTCCAGGTGTCATATAATTCGAAACCTGATTAATAATTTCAGTAATTACTTGTCCTCTATTAACATTAGATTCTACGACCACGTAAATGTCGAAAGCCAAATCAATAACTTTAGCCACATCAATTTGTATATAGTCATTAATCATCCTATATTTAGATAGGTAAGTTGCTAAGTTTGATTTAAGGTGATTTGATACCGTTTGTGTTAATTTACCATTCTCGTCGTAAGCCAAAATTTGAACTGTGATTTTATTATCCAACTCAGTTATCGCTACTTTTGCTGGTGCTCCAAATTTACCAGGCATTGTATCAATTAATGATTTATAGTCATTTACGGTTACCGCCCTTTTTTGTGCCGCAAAATTAAAAGTGACCATGTTTCTTACTTCTTCTGTTGTTGGTGGGTTAGCTCCTCCAATTGCGGCGGTAACGTTATTAACCGTTAAAGAATCAACTACATTTGAATTAATCGATATTGATGGTCCGTTCACGGCAAAATCAATTGTCCCTACTTGATTAATAACACCGACACCAACATTTGACGCTAAACCCCCACCCGTTCTGTATTGTATAAAAAGAGTTGTGTTTGGTTGAACCGTTAACCCTAATCCAATATTGTTTTGGTAATTAGCTAAGTCTAAGTTTATCCCTAATTTTGCAAAGTTTGCTAATTGTATATTTGGAGTTGTTGTTCCTCCACCAAATTGGACTTTTAAGAACCCTTCTGCGGTATATTCACTAATAAACCTGTTATCAGTTTTAATATATTTTCCAACTTTAACTCCAGCGTTATCAACGGGTTTTGTTGGGTCTTCTATAAATACAGTATCCTCAGCTAGAGCATCAACTTCATACCATTTATTTGTTGATGTTGCGAATTCCGTATAGTCCGGAACATTTGGATAATTAGTTCCGTCTTTTTGGATAATTGAATTAATACCTAAAACGTTTCTTTCAGGTAAAAAGAAATTAAAGAAAGGAACCACATCAGATGGATTAATTACTCTTTTAAAAACTTTGGTTGTTCCATTAACCACAACCTCTTGTTTTGTAATTACATAATTAATAATTTTTTGGTTAGCATCAAAAGTTGGTACTTTAGTTCTATTAACTTCACCTTCTTGATTATATTGATTGGCGAAGTCAATGTCATAAATGGTTTCGAATGTGTTACCTCCACCGTTAAATTGTGACCCTGCCCTTAAAATTCCTAAATATCTAAAATCTTCAGCGTCCCCTAATGGTGGGACTGTAATTGAAATATTAACCACAGCAACTGATGGTCTGTAACCTGGTATTTTTAAACCATAAGTTCTAGCAATATTAAAAATTGATGACTTCTGTTGGGCGTATTGTAATACAGTCTCTTGTATACTCCTGTCAATATGGTAATGTAAATTATCGGCGACCGCAGCATTTAAATCCATTAAAACAGAGAATACAGACGCATCATTAAAATTTTGAACGAGTTCAGGATAATACTGTTTAGTGTAATTTATTAAACCATCTCTGATTGATTCAAAATCCCTATCGGTATAGTTAATTTTATTATTAGCCATATTATATGTTAATTATAACGAATTGTCGACTACCAAATGCCCTTGCATCATTTGTATAATCAATTTTTATTTTTGCACTATATTCTGCGGTGTTTGCTCCCGGTATACGATAAATACTTGCCTGACCCAATAATTCATAATCCAATTGTCCTGCAGTTTCACCGGCATCAGTATAGGATTCTACAGTAATACTATTAATAGTAACATTTGGTATGTATTTTGAAATTTGTTCTTCTATTTCAGATTTAATCTCTTCAAAGGTTGCTCCATCAAGAGGTTCAAAAATATACTCATACAATCTAGTACCAAAATCAGGTAAAAAATATCTTGACCCTCTTCTAGTTAATAATAAATGAACAATATTTGCCCTGATTTCTTCATCCGTAGTTTCAGTTAATTTTAAATAATTACCCTTTTCACTTTGTATGAATGGAAAATTTATACCATATGTAATTCCGTTAGCCATATTAGATAAATATAGTGTCTCGATATTTTCAATAAATAGTTATAAAATAAAAAATCCCGACATAGTGTCGGGATTAATGTCGTGATTAGGATGAACACCCAAAACAATCAAAGTCACTATTTTCAGGTTTTGGTGGTAAGTTCATATCACTATAACTAACAGTGGGAACTTCAACTTTAACTTTAGGTTGTTGTATTTTTGATACGTCAACCGCCAAGTGTTTAGCCCCTGTTGAAATAGCTTTGGTTCTAACATAATAACATAATGTTTTCAAACCACTTTCCCAAGAGTGGAAGTGTGATGATGTGATTTTAGATAAAGTTGGGTTACCCATATAGATATTCATTGACTGTGATTGGTCGATGAATGGTGCTCTATCGGCAGCCATATCAATTAATTGTTTCTGTGAAATCTCCCAAATTGTTTTATACTTAGGTATTAAGTGTTCAATTCTTTTTACTTTTTTCAAATAATTTTTGTCTTCAGAATCTAAGTAATTATTAAAATTAATATTTTGAATCGACCCTTCATTTAAGATAATTTCATTTTTTAAATCTTCAGACCAAATACCAATCTTTTCAAAATCATTGATGAGGTATTTGTTAACAATCATTATTTCTCCACCGACAACTCGTCTATTAAATATTGCCGAGTGAGCTGGTTCAGTCATTTCGTATGAACCTGTGATTTTTGCTGAAGACGCAACTGGCATTTGTGCGGTAAATAATGAATTACATATACCATAGTCAGAAACACTTTTCTTTAGTTTGTTCCAATCCCACATTCCTGAAAGTTCTGTTTCATTAACTCCCCACATATCAAATTGGAAAATACCTTTTGACATTGGCGAATCTTTAAAGAATGAATATGATTTGTATTTACCGTTCATACATAACTCATTACTTTCTGTAATTGCTGCATAATAGATAGTTTCAAAAATATCTTTATTTAATTTTTTAGCATCATTCGATGTGAAAGTATAATCCATTAAATAAAATACGTCAGCTAAACCTTGTGTTCCAATAGCGATTGCTCGTTGTTCTAACCCACCTTTTAAACCTTTTTCTGTTGAGTAATTATTAATGTCGATAACTTTGTTTAAAGCCTTAACAACTTTACGTGTTTCTTCATATAATAAATTGAAATTAAACTCCCCGTCTTTAACGAAGTTTTTCAATACCATAGATGATAAAGTACAAATTGCAGTAGTCTTTTCATCGGTATATTGGTAAATCTCATTACACAAGTTAGATTGTTTAATCACTCCAATATTTTGGTGGTTAGTCTTTCTATTTGCATTGTCCTTAGAACATAGATAAGGAACTCCCGTTTCTACTTGTGACTCAACAATTTTAGACCATATGTCTTGTGCTTTAACTTTTTTACCAAGACCCATACTAACCGCAGTGTTATAAA